AGGCACCAACGGGTTGTCGTACTCCCAATCGTACACGGTGATGTCCATATCCAGAAGCTCGCTGCGATGACCGAACACAACCTGTGCATTAACTCTGCGTGGCGTACCTTCTGGGATGTCACCGCTCGCCTCGACCTTTGCGGGTGCAACGATTGCTTGGACTGGCTTATTGCGTAGGCTGACCACCTCATTGAGCAGCCCTTGCAAATCGTCCATCTCGCCATTGGTAGCAACACGCAGCAACACGTTCGCCGCTGTCGCAATGTCATCTGCCACATCGTACGTAGGCGACGTAGGCGACGTGTCGAGATCGTCAGGGATGTGGTCTGAGATGTCGTCTGGCGCAGGGTGTAGACGCAAATCGGCCCAAGGCCACATCGCGTAGGTCTCTTCGGCTGGGTTAGGTTCTTCGAAGGCTTTGAGAATGACTTCCAAAGGATGATCCGTCATGCAGATCATATGCTCGAGCAAGTAGCCCAACGCGGTGGCGCTCATCCGATCCAGTATTTGGGATACGCTAACGCTACGCATCTTCTTACTTGCTGGGTGTAAGCTGTTCACGAGCGGCGAACCCTCGGCTGCGACAGCGATCTTGTTGAGGTCGATGTCTCTTCCTGATGCGACTGAGTAGATCGCTCCGCGCAGAATTGTCTGAGCCTTGCGTGCATCGTGGGTGTCGATGATGTTTTGAATAGTTGTCATGTGATTTTCTTTCTTGATTATGGTTGTAGTGTAAACAACACAACGGAAGTTGTGTCAAGTTAGTTGTGCAGACGGCACAAAAGAGACCGCAGACTAATCAAAGTCAGCGGCCTAATTTCTTTAGTTCCTCTTCTATCTTTGATAGAAGGTCGCCCCTGCGCGGGGCAGTATTTTATTGGTTAATGTTCCCAATATTCGTTGTCGTTTCGTGTCTCCCATGCGTGGCTTACTTGGTCTTCTTTGTCCCAGTAGTCCTTTGCGGGTTTAATGATCTCTTCGGGGGTGATCGCATGATATCCAAGTTGATGAAGTTGCCACTTTTTGCTTGTGGCTTCCTCGATGGCCTCCGCCTTGGAGTTTGCTTCGTGCCACCCCAAGTCGATCACTACGCGGTACTTAGGCATGTGCTGCGTCCCCCTCAAAGGGCCACGGCTCCTCCTCGTGGGTGTCATAGGGTGGCATGGTTGCATCGATCCACTCGCTGTGGTTGTCCAAGCCGATGATGCGTATGAGCAATGCTTCCTTCAGCATCGCGGGTGTGATGTCCTTGCCATTTTCTTCTTCGCTTATGATCGAGAAGGCCAAGGTGACTGCGTGGTTGTACTTCTTCATGCTGCGTCCTCCTGTATTGCTGTTCGAATTGCTTCATCGCGACTGCTGGCTCGAAAATACTGGATGGTGTCGTATTCCCCTGCGTTCCAGACGGCCCAGATGTTTTGAGGGAGACCCCAATAGGCACCGCCAGTATCGTAGCCGCCTATACCGTACCCCCTACGGGCGCACAGTCGCTTGGTTGTAGTGAGCGGGGTTGATCCCCTACCGCGTCCCATTGGTGCGCCGTAGCGACAGTTCACGGGTCTGAATGGATTGACTTTCATGCTGTGTCTCCTTTGGTAATGTTGTATTGTATCCGACACAACTAATGATCTGTCAAGTTGTGCTTTGGACGTCATGCTCAGTCGCATGGGATGCGGCCCTCTACGTGAGGGCCAACACCAATGCGTCAGATCAATCGAGGCGGGAAGCACCGTACGCGGTAAGGCCGTACGACTTCAGAACCGTTGCCGCCGCGTCAGCAGCAGCTTCCAGAACGTGAACGCTCTGTACGAAGACTTCGCCGGGCTTCCAGATTTCCCACGCCTTGCCAGTCCAGTCCTTCTTAGCGCCAAGGGCTTCGAACGCACGGCGCTCGGCCTTGCCCAGCTTCGTGTTCCCCTTATGCTCTGGGTGGATCGTGACCCAAGCGAAGCCGCACGCGCCGTTGTCTCCGCCAATCCGTTGCAGCATCTCGGTTGCTGCGTGGGTGGCTTTGTCATTCAGTTCGCGCTTGATTACGTCTGCGCTGCTCATGATGTCAGTGATGTTCATATGTTTTCCTTTGGGTTGTCATGCGATGGTGCATGGGATCGGGCGACGCTACTCGCCCTCACCGATGCGTCATGCTGCGGCTGCTTCAGCCTCGTACATGGCGTGCTGGATGCGGTCGTAAACATCCCAGCGGTCTTCGCCTGTGAAGTCTCCAACCACGCGGCAGTTTGCCAATGCCGCTGGGTAGTTGCGGTCGTGGTCATTCTTCGCGCGGTTGATGTAAAAGCGAGCACGGCTTTCGAGTACGCGAATGTATGCGTCGATTGATGTTTTCATGTGTAGTTCTCCTTTGTGTGTGGGTTATTCGACGTGGTGATCGTAGATGTTTGGGTTGATCCAAGGCACGAGAACGCACTCGCCCTTGATGTACGTACCGTCCACTGTGCGGGTGACTTGACCGCAATCGGTGATCCAGTTGATGCCGAGCCAAGCGACCATTAGGCCAGTGAAAATGCTGAGTACGAAGCCCCTCACGTTGGGGGCTAAGTTCTCTTCGTATGCGGTACGGGATTGGTACGAGTTCATGCGATCAACCTCCAAAGCGGGTGAAGGTGGACAGGAATACGAAGTTGTCGTCGGCTGCGATCTCTTCGCACATCGCGTCGTACTCGACGGCCTTGCGTACACGTTCGGCATCGAGCCGGATGAACGAACCGATGGCCTGCCAGTTGTCGCACGGGTCGTCGTTGGTGTGTGCGAGGGTGGTTGTTTGATGTGATTGTCTCGTGTGCATGGTGTTTCCTCCTCATGCGGGTTGCGTGCCGGACAGCACGAAAAAACCCCAACGCTTGCGCGAAGGGGCTAATTGCTGTTGTCCGTTTGTGGGTGTGATTAACCGCGCAGGAAGGAAGCGATCAGGCCAGCTTCGGGTGAGTTACCCAAGCCTGCGGAGATCAGCACCGCGTACGCCTTGGCGGCTGCAACCGCGTCAACGCCATCGGCGATCACTGGCTCGGCCTTGGGCGCGGCTTTCTTCGCGCGGGTCTTCGCGACAGTTTTGACGGCCTTCACGGCTGCCTTCGCGTCCTTGGCGTCTGCGTTGATCGCGGCCCATTCTTCGCGGGTGCCCGAGACGACCAGCTTGATGCGAACGAGGTCGCCTGTCTCGATGTAACGCACGAGCGTCTTCCAAGCGCGTTTGGTGTTCTTCGCGGCTTGCGCCTTGATGCGAGCGGCTACCTCGGCGCGACCCTTGACGGGTGCTGCGAGATACATTTCGGCGGCTGCCTTGCGTGTGAAGCAAGCTACTACGGGTGCGACGGCTGTGTTTGTTTTTGTCATGATGAAGTTCCTTATGTGTTACGCATAACCGCGCCCCGCAGAACGCAGGACGTGGGCCAATCTCCAATCAGAGCTGGCACCCCCTTCAGTTCCTCAAAGATTTATCTTTGGTCGCACTCACGCAGGACGACAGGCGTAACGCAGATGCGTAACGTGCCCGTATGGTTAATTTTCGTACGCGAGGGGAGCGGAACTGGAAACTTTTTACGCGCGCGTTACCCGCCAGCCTCCCTTCATAGGGGAGGAAAATGCCTGCAAAATCAACGCTTTCTACCTACCGTGTGCCGTACATGCGCCATTTCGAGGCGATGGGGGGGTCACACCCCGACCCGCGAAGTGCAATTTTCATAATATCCATCCCCGACCCCACGACAAATCTGAGCAAAAATGAAAACGTCTGGAAAATTCAATGTCAAACAAACTAGCACCACAAACACCTGATCGTTTAACACCCTTACAAGTAGCTAACATGCGCTCCGGTCTGTTCCGCCGCGTAGAGCGCCAGATAGGCGAGGCCCACGCCGTAGTAATGGGCAAGCAGGAGTGGTCTCCTACCCAAGCACGGGTGTTCGCCACCATGCTTAACAAGGTAGTCCCTGATCTCACCGCCGCTTTCGTACAGCATGAGCACAACATCCAGGACGCCCCAGAGAAGATGACACGCGAGCAGCTTGAGACCATCGCCGCAGGCGTCAGCACGATAATAGACGCCGAGGTCGCCGAATGAGCCTCACCGCACAGGACGCCGCCCGCCATTTGCTCAAGCTGAAGGCCGCAGAAGAGGGCTTTCTCGGCTTTGTTCGCCTACATTTCCCCCAGTGGAAGCTACCTGACTTCCATCTCAAGATGATTGACGCCCTAGACCACCTAGAAAAGAACACTCTCGACAGTCATCACGGCCTATCTGCCGCAGAAAAAGCCACCACAGAGCTAGTCCCTGTACGAAATTTGCTCATAACCATGCCCCCACGGCACGGAAAGTCTACGTACGGCAGCGTAATCTTCCCTTCCTACTTCATGTCAAAAAAACCAACGCGCTTTATGATGTCCACATCCTACAATTCTCAACTCGCGACCGACTTCGGACGCCAAGTTCGAGACCTATCCAACGAACCCACCACCACACAAATCTTTCCTGACTTCGAAATGTCTGCCGACAGCCGCGCAGTAGACCAGTGGCGCACGACCCAAGGCGGAGCCGCTTACTTCATCGGGGTAGGGGGCACGACCTCCGGTCGCGCTGCCAACCTCCTGCTATTCGATGACCCGCTCAAGTCCCGCGAGGAAGCCGAGAGCGCGACGCAGCGCAATAAGGTGTGGAACTACTACGTCTCCGCCCTATCCACCCGTCTACAGCCTGACGTAGACAATGTGCCTCCGGCGCAGATCATCATCCTGACCCGCTGGCACCCTGACGACTTGGCTGGTCGCCTCATGCAGACTGACGATTGGAAGGAGGGGCGTTGGAACCACATCAACTTCCCTGCCATAGACGAGCGCGCCATACAGGGCGACACAGGCAAGATTAGCCGTAGTGAGCTTCCGTCTGACCACCCTCAACACCTCGCACCTAACGAGGCTACCAAGCTCTCTAAGGCCAAGCGCTACATTCGCAAGACAGAAGCCACTGCTCTCTGGCCCGAACGCTTCTCCATAGAAGACCTAGAGCGCCGTCGCCGCTTAAACCCGCGCGAGTTCGCCAGCCTCTACCAGCAGTCACCCTACATACAGGGCGGCAACATGATCCGCTCCCACTGGTGGCGTACATACCCTGCCGATATGAAGCCTGAGCGATTTTCCACCCTCATCATCGCAGCCGACACGGCCTTCAAGGCCAGACAAGACAACGATTACTCCGTCATGATGACGATGGGCCTCGACACCACGGGTGACATCTACATTGTTGACGTGATCCGCGACCGTTTTGAGTTCCCCGAACTAAAGAGACGCATGATCCAAGCCAATAATCAGTGGCGTGGACGCGGCCTACGGGGCATTTACATCGAGGA